TCTCTTTTTCCCTCTCCTACCGTCAGTTCTGGCAACATGCGGCGTGACTCCGTCCGGTTGCCGACGATGACGACGGATCGGCGCGGATACGCCTAGTTCCGCCAACCGGCGGGTTCCGACTAGCAGCCGCGGCTACGGCGGCGCCCACAAAGCCCGTCGCCGCATGCTCGCCCCGTTCGTTGCCAGTGGCGCGGTTACATGCGCCCGATGCGGCCGGCTCATCCATCGCGGTGAGCCGTGGGATTTGGGCCATGCCGATGATCGGCCCGGTTACAACGGCCCGGAGCATGTGGGTTGCAATCGGGCGACGGCGGGCCGGCGGCGGGCGAGGGTTTCGCGCGAGTGGTGAGTGTGGAGGAGCGGGCGGCCTACTACGACTCGGCGGTTGATCGGTTCATGGCCGGCTACTTGGAGCGGGATAGCCGGGTGGTGGAGGCGGTGCGGTTTGCAGGGGAGGCGCTCGCCGGGTGTCACCGCCTGCTCGACGTGGGTTGCGGCATCGGGTGGGCATCGGCGAGCGTGGCGGAGCGGGTCGGCGCGGACGTGGTCGGCGTTGATGTGTCGCCGGCGATGGTTGCTATGGCCCGCTCGATGTTCGGTGGTGAGCAGGCGGGCGGCGGCCGGTGTTGGTTTGCGACGGCGGATTTCGCGCGCCGGCGGTTGAACTCCCGCTATGACGGCGCGATGTTGCTCGACGTCTACGAACATTTCACGTTGTCGGAGCGGCCGCGGGTGCATGCTCAAATCCGGCGGGCGGTGTTCGGGCCGGTGGTGGTGGCGGTGCCGACGCCGGCGGCGCTCGACGTGTTGCGGGCGCGTGGGATCGCGTTGCAGCCGGTTGACGAGGATGTGTCCGCGGTCGACTTGGAGGTGTTCGCGTCGGAGGCGGGCGGCCGGCTCATCGAGTGCCATGTGGTCGAGGTCGATGGGTTGGACTACCGGCATGCGCTGATTGAGGTGTCCGGGTGGCGGTAGCGGCTCGGCCTCGTGGGCGGCCTCGGAAACGGCCGCCGGTTCCGCCGCGGGTGGCGACGGTACCGGAGGCGGCGCTCCGGCGGGTGACGGAGGCCACCGACCTTGCCAAGCGGGCCGGCCTCAAGCTCGACGAGTGGCAACGGCTTGTGTTGGAGGGCGCGCTCGGCGTTGATGCGGCCGGCCAGTGGCGGGCGCGGGAGGTGGCCATGGTGGTGCCTCGCCAGAACGGCAAGGGCGCCGTGTTGGAGGCGCGCGAGCTTGCCGGCCTGTTTTTGTTCGGCGAGCGGCTCATCATCCACTCGGCGCATCAGTTTGACACCTCGCTAGAGGCGTTCCGGCGGCTCCTAACGCTCATCGAGGACACACCCGAACTGGATGCTCAGGTGGCCAAGGTCAAGAACGCACACGGCGAGGAGGGCATTCAGCTTAGGAGCGGCCAACGCATTCGGTTCCGCACTCGCACCAAGGGCGGCGGCCGCGGGTTCTCGTGTGACTGTTTGGTTCTTGACGAGGCCATGTTCCTCGCCGAGTTCGCCCACGCGGCGCTCCTCCCGACGTTGTCCGCTCGGCCGAACCCGCAAGTTTGGTACGCCGGCTCCGCCGTTGACCAAGAGGTTCACGAGCATGGCGTGGTGTTGGCCCGGTTGCGCGAGCGGGGCATCAAGGGCGATAGCCGGTTGGCGTATTTCGATTGGTCGTTGCCGGTGTCCTCGCCGGGTGAGGTGACCGACGAAATGGCCTCTGACCCGGAGGCGTGGGCGGTGGCGAACCCGGCGCTCCACATTCGGATTTCGCCCGAGCAGGTCGAGCTAGAACACCGTTCGCTTGACCCGCGCGGGTTCGCGGTGGAGCGGCTCGGCGTCGGCGATTGGCCGTCGACGGATGGGCACCAACTGGCGCCGTTCGCCTACGCCGATTGGGTGTCGTTGCGTGACCTCAACTCGTCGATGGGTGACCCGGTGGTGTTGGCGTTCGATGTGTCGCCGGATCGTTCGGCGGCGGTGGCGGCGGCCGGCTTGCGCCCGGACGGCCTCCTCCACGTTGAGATTGTCGACCACCGCTCCGGCACCCGGTGGTTGCCCGAGCGCCTGTTTGAGTTGTGCGAGGGCCACGAGGTCGACGTGGTGGTGTGCGACGGGTTCGGGCCGGCGGGTTCCATTGTCGCCCAGGTCGAGGAGCTTGGCGTCCCGGTGGTGACCGTGGCGGCGAAGGAACACACCCAAGCTTGCGGGTTGATGGTCGACCTAGTGCGTGACCGAGCGCTCCGCCATTTGGGTTCGGTCGAGTTGGCGGCGGCGATCCGAGGAGCGCGCACCCGGCCGCTTGGCGACTCGTGGGCTTGGAGCCGGCGCGCCTCGACCGTCGACATAAGCCCATTGGTGGCAACCACGTTGGCGCTCGCGCGCGCCTCGACGCTTAGCCCGAATCCGGCCGGCTTGGAGATTTTCTAGCGGTGCGTATCCCGCTCATCGGACGCCGGCCCGACCCGCCGGCGCGTAACGGCATGCTCCTCGACGGCGAGCTACTCGCCCGCGCCTCGACGGCGCCACTCTCCACGTTTGACTCGCCGTTCGGCTCGTTCGTTGGTGCGCTCGGCTCCGGCACCGGGTTCTCGCCTCGGATGGTCAACCAAGTGTGGGCGGCGGCGCGGTGTCTGCAACTCAACTCGCAACAGGTGGCCGCGATGCCGTTGCGGTTCTTTGGCCGCTATGAGCCGGCGTGGGTGTCCTCGCCCGATCCGGCGTGGTTCCCGAACGGGATCTCGTCGGCGGCGTTCGCGGCGATTTACAACCTCTACGCGTGGGGTGACGCGTTCCTCTACATCACCTCCCGATACGCGAACGGGTTGCCGTCAGCGTGGACGGTTCTCAACTCGGAAACCGTGTCGGTTAAGGTCGCCGGCGGCCGGCGCACCTACCGGGCCGGCAACACCGAAATCAACCCGAACGACGTGGTGCAGATTCAGCGCAACCCAACGGGTGCGCTCCGCGGAACGCCGGCACTCTCCGCGTTCGGGTCGCACATGCTCTCCGCGGTCGCCTCCGCCGACCTCGCCCGAACGATCAACGACGGCGGCATCCCCAACGCGGTACTCAAAGCCAAAACCAAGCTCACCGCCGAACAGGCGGAGGCAATCCAGAACCAATGGGTGGAGCGCACCGCCCTCCGCCGAGGCGCGCCCGCCGTGTTGCCGGAGGGCTTGGATTTTGAAACCCTTTCCTACTCGCCCGCCGACCTGCTCCTCGTCGACGTCCAACAGTTTGACGCCCGAGTGATTGCCGCGGCGTTCGGTGTACCGCCGTTCATGCTCAACGTACCCATGGACGGCGGGTTGACCTACCAATCGCCGGCGATGCTTTTTGAGGTGTGGTGGCGCTCCGAGCTACGCCCAATGTCCAAGGTGTTGGCCGACGCGTTGACGGCGAATATGTTGCCGCGCGGCTCGTGGGTGGAGTTCGATGCCCGCGACCTTTTGGCGCCGAGCTTTAACGAACTCGTCACCGCGTGGAAGGACATTTTGGAGTTTGGCGGCGGCACCATTGACGAGTTCCGCGCCGCCGTGTTGCGCCTCCCGCCGCAATCAGAACAAGAGGCCGTCATGGATCAGCTAGTGCCACCGACCGCGGCCACGCCCGCGAACGCGAGCGCCGACACCTCCAACGTGGCGACGCTCCGACCCGCCCAGGAGGGAACGAGCTTATGAGCGAACACGCCACGTTCACCCGCACCGTTGAGGCCGAACTCGCCGAGGGCGACGGCCGCACCGTTGAGGCGCGGATTGCGCCCTACGGCGTTCCGGCCCGAGTCGCCGACCCGCCCAAGTTTGAGGCTTACGACGAGATGTTCGTACCGGGCGCGTTTGAGGCGCAAACCCGCGCCGCCGGCCGCGTCAAGATTTGGCTCAACTTTGAGCATGACCAGGGCTTGCGGGGCATCGTCGGCCACGGCCTCACCCTCGACGAACGCACCGACGGCCTCTACGGCACCTTCCGCGTCCACGAAAACGGCGACGGCGACAAGGCGCTCCAACTCGTTCGTGACGGCCTCCTCACCGGCCTATCGTTGGAGTTCGCCGCCCTCCGCTCGCGCGTGGTCGCCGGCGTCGTC